TTTTCTTATTTTATATGGTGACGTACCATTCAACACAGCATTAATAAAGTAATTATTAGTGGATAATATGGGTTGTATGTGATTGAATATTAATGCATTAATCAATTGGACGTTAGCCCCACCATCCTGAATAGGTAATGCTCCACCTTGGATTCTATTAGATACTAATTCTGACCTAAAATAAACAACTAGGTCATCACCGAATATCTTTGCATTTTCATAATAGTTTTGTGGATCATGCCAGAATATGTATTTTGAATCACCTGCAAATGTTCTATTAATAGCTCTAAGCTTAAGGATAGAATTATCCTTAAGCATAAACTCATTATAGTCCCTACCATTCACCATACGGTCCTGTGTGTAATAGACTGCAGGTGCGGTTCTTCTGATATGATCTATATCTTCAGAAGGTGCAGCGTTTTGAATAGGGTCAACTAAGGAGAATGTGAATGAGAAATTTTGTTCTTTATTCTGAATGTCATAATAGTTAAAATTTGCACCAATATTTTGTAAGGCATTTGTGGGTATAACCACATCACTATTAGCGGAAACTCTAAACCATATTTCAAAACGGCCAGATGGAATATTGGAGAAGTTACCATCACCAAATATTAATCTAAATTTATCATCATCCAGTGTTTCAACTTCATATTTATTTCTGTTTGGATTTGTATTAAAAATAATGTTTTGTGCATTTGAAAGATCAACTCTTTCCCATTCACCCTTTCTATAATTTGCTGTGCTAGAATCATCTGTTACTATCATTTCTGTAACAGGATCGATGTTGTTAACCCATACATCAGTTTCATTTGTATTAGGAACAGCAACATCAAATATTTGATTAGGTATAATACCATCAAAATCTTTTAGTAATCTTTGTATATTACCTTGTTTGGTGAAAACAAAAAACCCTGTGTTTTCCGAAGAATCACCTAGACCATCAGTTAGATATAACACATTCATTGCCAAGTTCTTTTCAGGACGTTTCTCGTACGGTCCATATTCATTCAACTGGCAGCTTGTAAGTTCCATCGGATATGATTGCCCTGATACATTCACATCATATTTTATAACATTATATTCAAGTGGATTATTATTAAATGAATATAATTCAAATAAAACATCTTCAACTTGAATTCTATCTGATGGTAAAACTGTACCAAATTCTTGATTTAATGATCTATTCATTACTAACAAGAATTGTTCCTTCCAATTATCATTATTAACATCATTCCAAATGACGATTTTATTAGACAGGTCATTGCCACGAGAATCAAACACTCTTTCTGTAGTAGATATAGAAGTTATTTTAACTAACCCACGAGCAGGTATATTTCTAGATGCATTGTATGAAAGTAATTTAGCTAGGCGAAGTACAGATTCTTTTCTTTGTGCAGTTGTAATAAAATTTTCATGGGCATTCATATCTAAACGATATGCATACGTTTCGCTTATCCAAGCAAACAATTCAATAAGGACTATTAATTCTGAACTTTCAATAATGTCAGAGAAGGCTTCACTATGATACAATTTTATATAATTGATAAGAGATTGTTTTACAGATTCATAATCAAATGCTGTGAAATTCACACTTTGATATGCTTCATAAACCTTTTCCCAATTTTCTGCTCGCCCAATTATTCTTGCCATTTTTATTTAAATCCTATTATTTTTGAAAATCTATTCTAATATCTAATTGATCACTGAAGTTTAGATATATAAAATTCAAATCTGCAATCGCTAAAATAGCAGATTCTTCGTATAGTGGAATTACTTGTAATTCTCTTAAACTAACTCTAGGATCATAGCTAAAAACTTTTGTTAAATCTTCTCTAACTACTTCTAATGTCATATCATCTAACTGTTCAAATGGAAGGTCTGGTATTCTAGTTCCAAATGTTGCCATTTTAACTCGTTCACCTTGTCTAGTAAAAATATGGTTGCGCAAGTCTTCCTTAACTAATTCAATATCAGTTAATCTAAAAGATTTATTTTTCTCGTAGTTTTTACTCGAAAAACCTGTATATCCATCCTTTCCTATAATTGCCATAAATTAGTCCTGATTCTATATTTATTATAAAATCATCTTCTCCAGAATACCTTGCGGTCTATTTCTTCATCACCCTCTACAATTCCTATAGGTTGTATACCATCCGGGCTTGTAACATTATCATATTGATCATTATGATGAACGTTTCTATTATACTCATCTGTAGGATCATTTAAATTAGGTGTATCTATTTTAAGAACTCTAGGCCATGGTTCATGCATAGGCACTCTATTAGTCCATAATGCTTGCATTGCCTCTGATAAGCATGATGGTGTTGCATATTTAGGAAGAACTCCTTCATAACTTGTAAGATCAAATTCTACAAAACCATTTACTACATTTTGATTAATTTCCATAATTAGAATCCCTCCAAGGTAAACTCATCTGTAGGTGGTATTCCAGTTGATCCTGATGATCCCGGTAAACCTAATGATGTTGCATCAAGTATATTATGATTCTCAAAGAAAAATACTACTTCAGGTGCAGGGTCATAATGTGGTAGAGCGTAATTACATATACTTGCTATATCAAAATCTAAACCAAAACTAGCCATCAGAGATGCAGCGATTAAATCAAAATCTGGAGGCAATGTTCCTAATATACCTTCAATAGCTGATATTGCTGCTGCTGCTTGAGCCACAAATGTTGTTGCTGCTAATACATAGTTACCAGTTGCTTGAATAACAAATGCCGCATTAGTAGTAAATGATAATATATTATGAGCAAGTGCATTATCATCAATTTTTTGTACAATACCATCAAATAATTTAGTACTAAATCCACTAAGATTATTTTTAAAAGATAAATCTGTTAATGATTGGAAGTCTATACCAAGGTCAGTAAACTTAAGCATGTTACCTGTTGCTGGTGTCACTGATGGTAAACATTGATTAATAATTGAAATGGCGTTTGCAAATGATGCTGTAAACAACATCGGAACTTCGAAAGGTAATGAGCTTAATATAGGATTACATATATCATTCACTGCTTCAGTTGCAGGGTCTAAATATCTACTTTGTTGCCATGTATTCTCTGTGAATGTGCTCCAAGGTCTGAAATTTGTCCCCCCATTAGAAATAGCATAAGCCGCATTAGCATTATTCTGAGCATTTGAGCTTCCCCCAATACCATTAATATCACGTAGTTCATCAACACTACCTGAATATGCTGAAGGATTATTCAATGTACGTATCTGCCACAATCCAACAGATGGTCCCCATTTATCATTTTGCAACCCTACGTCACCGACAGCACCCGGATTATAAGAAGATTCTGCACCAGCTATTGCTGTTGCTGTTAATAGTGCATCCCCTCTAAATCCAGCATTATATGCTGCACGTGCAGCTAACGCGGCTCCACTAAACCCGGCTAATGATAATGGTGGTGGATCGGCACCGAGACACCCACCAATATCTGATGGTGGAATTGGATATTCTTGATCTGTAGGAACTGCGTTACTCATTTCAATATTTTCTGCAGCCTTTTGTCGAATAGATTTATTAGTAGCAGTTGTGACACCTTCATTACTGATACCATATTGTGATTCTGGAGTTTTCATAAACACACCAGCAGCATTGTCAGCATTAGCCCCAATGGCTTCTATTGCTACGTCTTCAGCAATAGATTTAACATTCATCATACGCTGTGAACCAATATCCATCTTTCCAGCAAACGAGAACATTTCTGCATTACCTCTGGATGCATTGGTCATCTTTCCAGCAGCAAATTTATTAACATTACCATTGACGATTTCATTAATATTTCCGGTTACTGTTAAATTATAGTCACCGGAGTTTGTGATAATGTTTATTTCATTTTGAACCTGTAAGAACAAAGATTCGGCAATACTTTGACACATCTTTCCACCAACCTCGATCAATGTATCTTCAAATGATAATTGACGATAGTTCTTTTTAGTAATTACATGTATGTCATCTTCAGCTTGAATTCTAATCTGACCATCTGCAGGTGGTTCTGCTAGACTTTCCTGACCTTCATTATATCCGGCATAAAGGCTAATAGATTTCTTTGCGTTCATTCTGATTGACTCATCAGATGTAAAGTTCATATCCTTTTCAGAATGGAATGATAGACGACGTTTTGTGTAAACATCTATATTTCCACTAACATCCATTTCAATATAATTATTACCTTCATATGTACTAATGTAAATACGTTCATTAGTATCATCCATAATAATCTGATGACCAGCACCCGTTCTCAATTTTATTCTACTATTGAACGCCCTATCATCCATCAACAATGAATGGAAGCCGGGTGTAGAAAATCCATATCCACGATTAGCCATGAATGATCCAAGTCCTTTATGACCTGACCAATCATAACCATGAGCACCTAAATATGGTTTTACCCAAGAATCTTCTTCATTCTCAGAAATTTTATCATATTGTTGATCTAGATATGTACCTTTATGTGAATTAGGTATTTGTCCAACGTCTTCTCTTACTGCTGCAACTTGGTAATCTGCTGCACGTGTTTTCCATTCTCTAGAATCTGTACCACCGAAAGCTTTTTGTAAGTTACTATATTGTGGTTGAATTGGTGAGTTAGTGGAGCTTAGTGGTCCATCAACACTACCATTAGTGTGTTTCCATCTTCCCGTTAGAATACCATGAGTTTCTTGATGTTCAAACATGCTTCCTATATAAAATCTGCGACGTATATCACCGTCAACACATCCAACTACTACATGAGCACCTTGTTCTGGTGTCCCCCAGAAACCGTATTGTGTTGCACCACTAGTTAAACAATTAGCAGGGTCATTACCTCTAGTAAATTTTCCATTATTAATGGAACCTCCAAAAGGTGTAACTTGGCTAGCCCAAGGTAAATGATGTAATTTTTTAGGATTATCATTTAATGATGGACAAAATACACGTAATCGGCCTTGTTGTAATGGATCATCAGTATCAACGACAACACCCATCACAAAGCCATTATGTTCATCCTGTTTATCACCTTTACCATCTTTAGAATAAACGGTATTAATTAGTTTTAGTAAATCAGATTCAAGCATCATGTTGCGTCATCACTCCTTAACATATGTAAGTGTTGGTCAAAAATATTTCCTGAAATTGTTGTTACTATTTTATATAAGTGTTGATATTTTTCATAATAATATATTGGAGAAGAATCATCGGGTGTTATTCCCAATGAGCCAGCAAGAGGGGACAAATATAATATTACTTTAACATACATAGGGCTATATTCTGGATTAGGATAGAATCTAGGAGAGTCATCATCTAAAGTTTTTACCTTTACAGGATTACGAAAAATATCAGATAGCAGTTCCGGGTTGCCTCGTATTTTCAATTGAAATTTATTATTTTGTGGTGCAATTGTAGGCGCTGATAATATATCAACTTTACCTGCATCTTCAGCACTTTCCAAACCATTATTTTTATTATTTAAATTTGTTCTAACACCACTGAACATTGAATGGAAAAAATCTAATGATGGTGTACGTTCTGCTGTGGCTTGTTCTCTATTAGCAAATACAACTTCAGCATCAGAATCATCTACTTGTTTTTCCATCATTTCTAATTCTACTAATGATGCAGTTTTTCCGACAACATGATATACATCAATATCACTAGTTCCTGCTTTTTGAAATTCTAATGTAATAGGATCAACTGCCGTCCCCGGTCCAGTGTCTATACCATCTGCAAATCTATTACCCGGTTCATTTTGTGGAAGTATTATTTTCTTAATATTAATTGTAATTTCATACTTATCTTCACAATTTTTCATAACCGTTGATACTACCCTAAAGGTATACTTTGGTATGGTATCTCCATCTGTTCCAATCTTTCTAGAATACTTCATTATTCTTTCAATTGTGTCAATTACATTTTCACCTTCAGGTATAGGTATCGATCTAACACCATATTTTTCTTGATTCTGTTCTGGTTGTTCAAATGGCATGTTTCTATTATCAATTTTATATGATTTATATTCTGGGTCCAGTACAATTTTATACTCTAATGGTAAATAACCCGGTGGTTTTTTTTGTTTTGGTTGTTCAATTTTTTTAACAAAATCATCTCTAACAAATGATAACCATTCTTGTAACTGTCGTTTATGTTCATATTTTTGTTGTTGTAAATCTTCAGCTAATCCCTTAAAAACTTCTTCAAGAGTTTCCATGGGTTTAGATTTATCTATTCGCTTCTTTCTACTATTATTTTTAAATGCATCTTCATCCCCTCTCGGTAATATTGTACTAGTGGGGCTTTCAGGTGTTGGTATTTCTTTGCTAGGGTTTTTATCGGCAGATGTTATTGTACTTTGATACATTTTTGTAAAACCATTTAATAACCCAAACGTATTATATGTAGCAATTGCTTGTAGTGAATATAAATGGGCTGATACTGTTGTATGTAATTGTGATAATGAACCCATATTGAATATAAATGGTTTTGTAACATATGTATCAACATTTCCACCATTTTTAGTAAATCCTGTAAAATATATTTTTAATTGAAATGCTATATGTGTTTCACTAACACCTAATGCAGCAGCACAATCTCTTAAAAATGTTGGGAACTGTCCTCCCAATCTATCCGCAATCGTAAGAATAGCAATCATTTGTGTGGATTTTATAGACACATCACTATAAAAATTAAATTCTGATTGAAAATTATCAATAGTGTAAGAAAAATCTTCAAATTCATTCACAATAACTATTCCACTTTTACCACAACCATTACCGGAAAATACTGTGCCCGGTGGACCAACATCTGGGCCTAAGTTAGTTGAACAAGCATCTGTTGTATTAGAAAACCCTAATAGAATGTACTTAACGTTAAAGTTTTCAAATTTATCTAAAATATTTTGACTATCTGCCATATTATGATGTAATATCGAACATTGCACGTCTAACACTTGGCAATTCGATTATTTTTCCTATATAAAGTTCTTCTACTGGATCGACAATATTGTTATATTGTAAGACAAGCCAATCTAAATCATATCTTTTATACACATCATAACCTATTAAATCAGGGCGACCAACTTCTCTAATTGTTATTTTATAATTGATATCGTCAATTTGTCGTTCCATGAATGATAAGTCTCGTTCCCACCATCCTAATTTTTTAGGAAAAGCTATTGTGCTTCCCCCACTATTATATCTACCTCTTTTATATTGTAGTGAATTGGTTTTATTATATAATTTAAACATTATGACCATTCCTCTAAAGTTCCAGTTTTATATTGTTCATAATTAAAACGATTTCTAATATCTTCCATAGTATGGGCTTCTTGTAAAGAAATGTTTATGGGCCATATGATAGGTAATTTATTACCACTATCGTCTGATATGTAATCAACATCAGACGGATGTGAAAAATTCACACTTTTAATTACTGTAGGAATACCCTGAAATATATTACCATATCCCCATAATCTAATAATTCTAGGAGTCGCACCTGAGTCATCACCAGATATACCACCGGATGCACTTGAATTTAATGGCATTCTCCATGCCTGTAATAAAGATTTATATTTAAAATTTTGTGTAGCTTCAGTTACATTTCTTGATACTAATTTTGCAGATATATTAAATGTTCTTGAAGGGGAACCCATATAAATCAATAAAGATGCAGGCATTCGCCCCTCACTAATCTCAACATATATAGTTTGACCGCTCTCTTCTAATTCTGGTGTTACTTTAAATATAACTTTTTCCCCACCAGCTTCTACTAGTCTAACTTCATCTTGAGTAGTTCCCTCAATACTCTGATTTAATATATCAGACGGTCTAACTGTAATAGGTGGTAGTTGCTGTGGAACAATTGCCATAACACTCTCTTTAAATAATATTGAGTATTTATAAATACGTTGCGAATGTCAAACACGCACGATTTTTGTTTGACTAAATAAAAATAAGAGAGAATAATATTATGACAGATATAGCAGTTTTAGCAACTGATGCAGTAGAGAAAGGTTTTAATCCATTAATTAAAAAACTTAATGATAGAATTCCCGGCCAAACTTTCCGTTTACCGTCAATGGGTTTAATGTATACGAATGGTGAAATAGATTCTGATGTTAAAAATGGTGAAATATTAATTAAACCTATGACAACATTAGATGATATCTACATGAAGACTCCTGATATGATATTTCAAGGTACTGCAATTGAATCTGTTATTCGTAGATGTGTTCCAGAAATATTAAAACCACTAGAATTATTCAGTCATGATGTTGATTTTATTTTAATATGTCTTAAAAAAGTATCATCAGGTGATAGTACAACTATAAAACATACTTGTACAGAATGTAAACATAAACAAGAATATGATATACCATTACATTATTTTATACAAAATTCAAAATCATTTAATCCAGAAACTCTAAAAGAATTAAAATTAGAACTATCAAACGGTTTTATAGTGGAAATACAACCTTCAAGAATTGGGGATATGTTAGCTTTAATGCAAATAAATGAAGAAATTGTCGGTAATGATCCTATAAAAATTAATGAATTATTAGCAAAAAATTTATGCTCTAATATCAAAAAAGTTGATGATATTGAAGATAGAAATATGATTGAAGAATGGGCAAAGAGTCTTCCTGCAAGTATCATACAAGAATTTATTGACAAAATAGAACTAGCCAACAGTTGGGGAACTAATTTTGAATATGAGTTGATATGTGGTAATGGTGAAGAAGGTGTTGGTTGTGGTGCAAAACAGCACATAACTTCAAGTATCAATCCTCTATTTTTTTTTATTCAACGATAAAATCTAAAAATCCTGAAAAAATAAGAAAAATGTATGCTGAGTTAGATGCTCAAATAGAAGCGTTATATGGTGAAGCTATAGAAATAACATATTATATGAGAGGCGGTGTTCCATTAAGTGAAGCGTTAGAACTTACCAGAGTAGAACGAAGTGCGATTCAAAAATTCTTGAAACGTCACTTAGAGCAAGAAAGTAAAAAAATGCACCCGAATTATTAATTATGAATATAATAACAATAGACCCATCATTAAGCTGTACTGCAATGGTAGTAAACGATAAGAAATTTATCTACACTACCAATGATACAGCAAAAACTAAGACAGGTAAACTAAAGAATTGGTTCGCTTTATGTGAACCGCTGATCACTTATAGATTCCATGATAATGTATCAGAAGATGATCATACATTAAGT